ACGCCGTACGGACTGCTGCGTGGGTGGCCGCACTGGCTGCTGTACGGACTGCCGCAGATATTGCTGCAGGGGTTGCCGCACGGGGGCACGCACGGGCTGCCGCACGGGATGCCATGCGGGATGCTGCAGGGGATGCCGCACTGGCTGCTGTATGCCTGCTGATGCGAGATCGCATCGACCCCAAGCATCTGGCGTACGCCCTTATGCGCTGGACAATCTGGCAGGCAGGATATGGTGTGGCGGCCGAGATTGACGGCACACACTACTGCTACAGGCGGCCGTGAGGAGGGATCGACATGACAGACTATACCGTAGGCGAGCATTACCGCTCAAGCGATGAGGCTCTGGCCGATCTCATGGAGATGATGCACGATCAAGACATATCAACGCTCTGGTGCGACGGCAGCTGTTCGGGCGATTACGACTGCACGGATAAGATGCGCCGAGCTTGCATACTGCGCTGGCTGCGTAGCGAGTACAACGGTTGACACTACATAACCCGACGCTGTGCCGGACGATAGCACCGTCCAGCTACATCATGAGTTGTCCTCCTCCAGTCTGGACGCCCTGACAGGGCAGGGCGTCCGGCAGAGCGTCGGGGGCCATTAAATACAATTCAGGAGGGATGCAGATGTCTATAGACTATAACAACATGCGGGTACAGGTGTATTACCTCGACGGGGGCGTATATCGCAAAGCGTATATACAGGAGGTAACCCTACGTGAGTTGAATGCGCTCAACAGGCGCAAGCGGCATATTGGCTATATACTGGCGGCTGACGATCCATACGGCAAGCGCCTGCCAGATACGATCCGTCCCGAAAAAGTCAAGCAACAGAGCATCTATTTGCCTAAATAGGAGGGAAATCATGTGTAGTGAATGTCTACATACTCCATTATATATATGTACCGAGTGCGGAGGGGGGATAATGGAGGGCGATATGTACCTAAGAATTGGCGGGAAAATACTGTGCGAGTCGTGTGTGGATGAGCTAACGGAGGAGGCATGAAAGGACTGGGATATGGGAAAGATCACGCGAATACCTACCAAAAATATGTCACATGAGCAGTGGCTTGCCGAACGCCGTAAGGGTATCGGCGGATCAGACGCAGCTGCTATTGTAGGGCTAAATAAATGGTCATCCCCTTACATGGTATACGCCGACAAGCTAGGGCTTGTCCCGCCCAAAAAGGATAACGAGGCGATGCGCCTCGGGCGATTTTTAGAGCCATATATAGCCCAAAGATTTTGCGAGGAAACCAATAAAAGAGTCAAAAACTGCAACTATATCCTGATTAATAAGGATTATCCGTTTGCGCTTGCCGATGTTGACCGTATGGTTATCGGGGAGAACGCAGGGGTTGAATGTAAGAGTACAAGCGAATTGAATCTAAAAAGATTTCTCGGCGGCGAGTATCCGGAAAACTACTATGTACAGTGCGTGCATTATATGGCCGTTACGGGGGCTGACAGATGGTACTTAGCGGTACTGATTGGCAACAAGGATTTCAAGTGGTTTGTGATTGAGCGGGATGAGGATGAAATAGCTGCATTGATGGAGGCGGAGCGAATGTTCTGGATGAACCATGTTGTAGCCGAGACACCGCCGCCTGTAGATGGCACGGAGCCAACAAGTGAGACACTAAAGGTAATATACCGTGACAGCATAAGCAATGGCGCACCGATTGAATTATTTGGCCGAAACGCTGTTATAGAAGAGTACTTAGAGTGTAAGCGATTATCAAAAGAATACGAAACCCTTGCGGACGCGAAGGCTCAACAACTCAAGGCAGACCTTGGCCTATACGAAACTGGTATATGCGACCAATACATGGTCAGTTGGAAAAATGTCAGCAGCAGCAGATTTGATCCCAAACGATTTATACTAGATCATCCAGAGCTTGATCTATCAGCATATTATAACCACTCTCAAAGCAGACGATTTACGATTAAGGAGGCAAAATAACATGACCGGAGCAATTCAAAACGCAATGTCTAAAAAAAACGAGGTCGCAAAATCAGGCAACGGCAACACAATGCAAGCCTACATAAAAAAAATGGAGGGCGAAATAGCAAAAGCCCTGCCAAGCGTAATAACGCCTGAAAGATTCACGCGTATTACTCTTTCGGCATTGTCTACCAATCCGCAACTTGCACAGACAACACCGAAAAGTTTTTTGGGTGCTATGATGACAGCGGCCCAGTTGGGCCTTGAACCCAATACACCGTTGGGTCAGGCGTATTTAATCCCATATAAAAACAAAGGGGTGCTCGAATGTCAGTTTCAGCTTGGCTACAAGGGACTTGTTGATTTGGCCTATAGATCGGGACAGATAAGCATAATACAAGCTCATACAGTACGATCAAACGATGATTTTGAATACGAATTAGGGCTTGAACCGAAATTAAGGCATGTCCCAGCCAAAACAGACAGAGGCGAACCAGTTTACTTCTACGCCATCTTCAAGACTAAGGATGGCGGTTATGGATTTCAGGTCATGAGTGTAGAAGACGTAAGAAAACACGCAAGAAGATATTCAAAGTCGTCTGACAGCTCGTTTTCACCATGGCAAACCAATTTTGAGGAAATGGCCAGGAAGACGGTGTTGAAAAAGTGCCTGAAGTATGCACCGCTCAAATCCGACTTTGTAAAGGCTATTACAATGGACGGCACAATTAAAAACGAACTGTCGGATGATATGTTCAGCACCCCATCGACTTACATAGAGGTTGACGGCGAGGTGCTGGAAATAGACCCAGAAACGGGAGAAGTCGCGTCCTCAGACGCTTGAGATAGATGAGGGGGCACACAATGTGCCTCCGAAAGAATCAGAGACCGAAGGGGGTGATAGCTTGGCACGCCCATTACGCGACGGAGTTGATTATTTTCCGTTCGATGTGGGGATGCTGCGGGATCCGAAGGTAAGACTTATAAAAGGTGAGTTTGGAGCACTGGGTGTATATGTATATCTGTATTTGATCTGCTCCATATATGAAGACAATGGATATTATAAAAAGTGGTCTGATGACGTCTGCATACTTGTCTCGGAAGAGGTCGGATGTGGGTGCAACTTCAAGACCATCGCGGAGATCGTGCAGGGGTTGATTAGACGTTCGCTGTTTGATGAGCGGGTTGCTAATACGTTCGGCGTGCTGACTTCGGCGGGTATCCAGCGGCGATATATAAGAGCCGCCTCCCAGAGGGATGACATATCGATCATCAGAGATTATTGGTTGCTAGATAAGGACGATAAAAAAGACGTCCCGACCAGCATCTTTAATAAGCTTACCTTTAAAAGCCTGACAAGCAACGGAAACCCCGATAAAACAGGTGGAAACCCAGATAAAACGCCTGATAATCCCCAAAGTAAAGTAAAGGAAAGGAAAGGAAAGTACTCTAAAGAGTATGGCGCTGAAGCGCCACCTGACCCACCAAGGCGCAAGCGTGGTAAATATGGTTGGGTGAAGCTTACTGACGAAGAATACGAACGTCTAATAACCGATTACGGGAAAGAGGCAGCTGATCATTACATCGCATATGTAGACGAGAGCGCCCAGCAGACGGGCAACAAAAACAGATGGAAGGACTGGAATCTCACGGTAAGAAAAGCAATCCGTATGCGCTGGGGCGGAGGCACGAAAGACGGAGGCAGACAGGAAAGTGCACCTGCCCCAAAAGGCAAATCCAAAGCGCTAAACTACCGGCAGCGCACATATGAAGACGGGGAGCTTGATCATCTGTTTGCAGAGGTCGATTTTGATGAAACTTACGAGACGAGAAAGGAAATATAGTCATGGAAACTAACAGGCAACGATTAGAACGATTGGGAATGATGGACGATGAAACCATCATGGATGTCTCTCAGGAGGCTCGTTGTGATTTGTGCAACCGGCTCATCGAAAAACATCTAAGTCCGACAAATCCGGCGTGTGAGGGGAAATGGTGTTGGGAAGCCATTGTTTATTGGCTGGACGAAGAAGCTGACGAGGAGGATAGATAGACGACATGAAAGTTGAGTTTACGATCTTAGGCGAGCCGCAGGGCAAGGGAAGGCCGAGGTTTAGCAAAGTTGGAAATTACGTCAGGACCAGAACCCCGGACGAGACGGTGTTGTATGAGAACCTCATCAGGACGGAATACCAGCGTCAATGCGGCAGCGTTCGGTTTCCGGATAACGAGCCGCTAGATTTACGGATTATGGCCTATTACACCATTCCGGCCAGCGCGAGCAAGAAGAAGCAGCGCGAAATGGAGGAGAAAATCGTCCGTCCTACCAAAAAGCCGGATTGGGATAACATCGGCAAGGTTGTGGCCGACAGCCTGAACCGGATCGCCTATCGCGATGACGCTCAGGTGGTTGATTCCGAGGTACGCAAGTTCTTTTCGACACGCCCCCGTGTCGAGGTATCAATTCAGACCTCTTACAAAACACCCGAACCTACGGACTGGACAAAGGAGACAAACCCATC